TTCAAGTGACAGAAGTGCAATATTAGACCACGAAGCAGCAGTTACCTTAATGGGTACAAGTGCTTGGCAAACACCGATAGAATGAGTTTACCGATAAGTGTAAAAGAATTTGGGAAAAATCCAGTATCCGCTATTGCGGTACTGAGTTTAGCGGCAATTATTTACTTGTACGTAGACGTTAGGGGAACAATGCAAAGTCAGATTGATTCTTTAACAGAGGAAGTACAAGCATTAAAGTTGGACAACAAAGAGTTGCAACGCCAGTATATAGAACTCGCAAAATCTATAAAATGAGAATAACCGCTTTATTAACTATATTGTGTTGGATGGTTTTATTTGTGGCTTGCCCTACAAAAAACGAAGAAAAAAAATGCCATACCCCTCTTCCTATGGATTCATTAATTCGTTTAGGAGATAGCGCAATTCGTTCATTAAGTGATCAGAGAGCTCAGACCACTACCTTTATAGACTCTCTTCACAGCTCTATTAATAATTTATCTACGACTACAACAACAAAAATATATCAATACAAGACAAAGCTAGAAGAAAAGGAATATAGAAAAGCAATAATAAAAGACACGACTATATATACTTATAAGTACGATACAATTTTTAACCAGGTTCAGGTTACCGTCTTAGACACTGTCCACAGAGATACTGTGGTATATCGTAGTATATTTAAAAGAAAATTATTTTGAAAGTATCGGGTAATTTTTATTTGCAAGAGTTTATTGATCCAGGAACATATTCACGTTTTGGAGATTCTTCCATTTGGTTTATTGATCCTCGGTTAGTTACCTTGGCACAATTCATGAGAGAGAGGCTAGGGAAGCCTTGTACTATCAATAACTGGAATACAGGAGGACAGTATCAGTTTAGCGGGTTTAGACCTCCTGACTGTTCTATAGGGGCTGCATTAAGCCAGCATCGTTTTGGTAGAGCCATAGATTTAAAGGTAAAAGATATGACTGCCGACGAGGTTAGGGAAGACATTATAAATTCTTGGGAGATATATAAAAAATCAACAGCATTAACAACGATAGAAGATGGTGAGTATGCCCCAACATGGTGTCACATAGATATTCGTGTAACGGGTATGGAAGAACTGAAAATCGTCAAACCTTGAAAGTTACTAGAAACGCAAGAAATAGCATAGCATTACATATAACATTTAAACCAAATAAAGATTGGGAGCAATGGATTCTATTAAGTTCCGATAGGCATCACGACAATCCTAAGACAGACCAAGCATTAGAGAAAAAGCATTTAGATTTAGCGTTAAAAAGAAATGCTCATATCCTAGATTTTGGAGATTTATTTTGTGCGATGCAAGGCAAATATGATCCTAGAGGTGTCAAAGAAGATTTACGTCCAGAGCATTGTTATAATAATTATTTTGATAGGCTTGTTGATACCGCTGTAGAATTTTATAAACCATATGCAAAAAATATCGTACTTTTGGGTAAGGGTAACCACGAGACAAGTATTTTAAAACGTCAAGAGGTAGACTTAAATCAAAGATTGATATACGGATTAAATAAAGAAACTGGAAGCGAAATAAATGCGGGAGGATATAGTGGATGGGTACAATTAAGATTTGCAAATCATAAAGGAGTTAAATATAGGGGGGGAGAAAGTATAAACTTATGGTACCATCATGGTTTCGGTGGTGGAGGACCAGTAACAAAAGGTGTGATACAGGCAAATAGAAGGGCAACCTTTTTACCAGATGCACATCTAATAGTAGGAGGACATATTCACGAAGAGTGGAGAGTAACCTACCAAAGAGCAAGAATAACACAAACTGGAAAACCCTACCAGGATGAACAACAACACATATGCTTACCGACATACAAGGATGAATACAGAGATGGATCAGGTGGCTGGCATATACAGCAAGGAAGACCTCCTAAGCCTCTGGGTGCGGCTTGGTTAAGGTTCTATTACGATAGAGCCAAAGATGGTGAAGCATCCAAAAACATAAAATACGAAATAATAAGAGCTAAATAAAAATGATAATTATGAAACTAGCAACTAAAGTATTATTAGGTAAAGTAAAAAACATAGCATTAAAGGTCGCTGACCATACTCTTTTGGGGGGTGCTATTAGTAAAACTAAAGGAGTAGATTTGGGCGCACAAGGACAGCCTCCATATTTAGAGATTGCTGCTTCTTTAATTCCAATTGTTCTGTTAGGTGCGTTATTAGCAGGATTAATTGACATATCACAATTAAAAGAACTTTTAAAAATATTTTAATAATGGCAAAGATTAGTACATATGCAACAACCACACCTGTAGCTACAGACCTTCTTTTGGGGACTGATGTGGGTTCAGCAGATGCTACCAAAAACTTCACTGCTCAATCTTTATTCAGTATAGCGACAAGCCTTACTGCATATAATGATGATGCGGCAGCGGGTGTTGGTGGTTTGGTTGCTGGGCAGTTGTATCAAACAACAGGTGCAGGGGTGGCTCCCTTAAATGCCGCAGGTATGGTAATGGTAAAACAATAGTAATTACTTTAAATTTAATTAAATGGAATCTAATAAATTAGATGCTGAAGAGTTGGTACAGCTAAAAAAATCCCAACAGGAATTTATAAATGTAAGGCTACAGGTAGGCGATGTAGAGATTAATCTCAACCGTCTAGAGCAAAAAAAGAAATCTCTTTTGTTTGATGTAGAGAACAAGGGTACTGAACTTCAGACCTATGTATCTTCATTAAGAGAGAAATATGGAAGTGCTGATGTAAATATGGAAACGGGCGAACTCGTAATGGGTGATGATTCGTAAAGTTTCCATAGGTCTGGATGTAAAGTCCAACGCAATGCACTACATTATCAACCAGAAGGTTGTTGATGGATCATATACCATACACTTAATAAAACGTGAGATGAATGGCAATATATGTATATGGATTCAAAAAAACGATATTATCGTTTTATGGAAAGAGTTCAATTCATCTATGCCTATGTCTATAGAATATAATTTAGATTTTTAATGAGGTCACCATTTCATTTTATTATAAAACCATTAGGCGGTAAGAGGTATGATAATATTAGAAAGTATGGGGATAATGAACTTATTATCTCCTCTTCTCAAGAAGATCATACTGTGTCGAATCGTTTTGGGGTGGTAATATCTACTCCTGAGTATTATAAAGGAGAGATAGAGCAAGGTGATTTATTGGTAGTTCATCATAATATCTTTAAGAAGTATTACGACATGAAGGGTACAGAGCAGTCTAGCCCTTCTTTTTTTAAAGATGACATTTACCTTATTACGGAGGATCAGTTTTTCTTATATAGTCGAGGTGGTAAGTGGTTATCTCCTGGAGATTGTTGTTTTGTGAAACCTATTAATAGTGATAGCGTTACACTATTTAACCATAATGGTGAAAACCATTCTATTGCTCCTTTGTTAGGTAAAGTAAAATATGGGAACGAAATGTTATCTGAGATGGGTGTTAAGGTAGGAGATACTATCTCTTTCCAACCAGATAGTGAATATGAATTTTCTATAGACGGAGAGATTCTCTATAGGATGTATAATCGAAACATATGCATAAAGATTTAAAATTTCTAAAATTAAGTATAATCGAGGCTGGCGAAAAGGCAGTAAAAGAATTAATCAAAGTAGCTAAAGAAGATATTATAAAGATAGACCCTGAAGATGAGCTAGCAGCCGACAGGTTAAAGAATGCGGCGGCGACAAAGAAGCTGGCGATATTTGATGCTTTTGAAATAATAAAAAAGATAGAAGAGGAGCGTAACCATTTAGACGGTTACAAGGTTGAATCTAATTCTAGCGTAACATCAAATCAGGGTTTTGCTGAAGTACGAGCAAAATAATGGAACTATATACTGTTGTAAATGATGCCATAGATATACGCGCTATCAAGACAAAGAATCATGCTAAGTCTTGGAAGTACGGCTATGACGCTAAATATGACATTATTATTATCTCTAAAGATGGCACCATTGGTGAAATTTATAATATCAATGGATTAAAAATAGCCCTTCCCAATCCACCAAAGAGTATCCCTATCAAGACCAATAAGTGGGAGCCACATCTATACCCAAAAGATTTATCAAGAATAAAGACAATATTTGATTGGAATAAAAGAGATAACTCTTTTAAGGATCAGTGGGTTGATTATATAGAGAGTGAGTTTGATAAAAGGGAGTACGGTCATTGGTTTACCAACAATAAAAAAACAACATATATAACTGGTAGCCATTATATGTACCTTCAATGGACCAAGATTGATGTAGGTCATCCTGAGTTTCGAGAAGCCAATAGAATTTTCTATATATTTTGGGAGGCTTGTGTGGCAGATAATAGGTCTTATGGTATGTGCTATCTCAAGAACAGGCGTTCAGGATTTTCTTTTATGAGTTCATCGGAAGCTGTGAGTACTGCTACCATTAGTAAGGATGCACGGATAGGTATTTTATCTAAGACTGGTGGTGATGCAAAAAAGATGTTTACCGATAAGGTAGTTCCTATTTCTCAAAACTATCCATTTTTCTTTAAACCCATCCAGGATGGTATGGATAAACCAAAGACAGAACTAGGATATCGTGTACCAGCGTCTAAGATTACAAAGAAAAATATGTACAATACAGAAGATACTGAACTAGAGGGTTTGGATACTGTAATCGACTGGAAGAATACTTCTGATAATAGTTATGATGGTGAGAAACTGTTAAGGCTTGTACATGATGAGAGTGGCAAATGGGAGAAGCCAGAGAATATATTAAACAACTGGCGTGTGACAAAAACGTGTCTACGTCTGGGTAGTAGAGTGATAGGAAAGTGTTTAATGGGATCTACTTCTAATGCGTTAGAGAAAGGAGGGCAGAACTTTAAGGATTTATTTGGAGACTCTCGTCCTGATGAGAGAAATGCCAACGGACAGACAAAGTCAGGGTTATATTGTTTATTTATACCTATGGAGTGGAACTTTGAAGGATATATAGACCAGTATGGTCATCCTGTTTTTGAGACACCTAAAAAACCTGTGATGGGGGTAGATGGTGGATGGATAGATATTGGGGTAGTAAATTTCTGGCAGAATGAGGTAGACTCTCTCAAAGGAGACCCTGATGCTCTAAATGAATTTTATCGACAGTTTCCTCGTACTGAGTCCCACGCTTTTAGAGATGAGAGCAAGTCATCACTTTTCAACCTCACAAAAATATACCAACAGATAGACTACAACGACTCACTTATAAAAGAGCACTTCTTAACTAAGGGATCATTCCATTGGAAGAATGGGGACCAGGATACTGAAGTAGTATGGACACCTAACAGAACAGGAAGGTTTATAGTTTCTTGGATTCCAGATGCTTCCATCAGGAACCAATTTACTTCACGCAACAACAGATATGTACCTATGAACGAACATATCGGTGCTTTTGGGTGTGACCCATATGATATTTCTGGTACTGTAGGTGGTGGGGGGTCTAAGGGAGCTCTTCACGGTATGACGAAATTTAATATGGATGGTGCTCCAGCGAATGAGTTTTTTCTAGAATACATAGCCCGACCACAAACAGCCGAAATATTTTTCGAGGATGTACTGATGGCGTGTGTGTTTTATGGAATGCCTATACTTATAGAAAACAACAAGCCTAGGTTATTGTATCACTTTAAAAATAGAGGATACCGTGCGTTTTGTTTGAATAGACCTGATAAAGGTATAGGGCAACTTTCTAAAACAGAAAAAGAATTGGGTGGGATTCCTAATAGTTCGGAAGATATAAAGCAAGCTCACGCAGCATCTATAGAAGCATATATAGAAAAGTATGTAGGGTTTGATACTGAGGGTAGTTATCGTGACCCACTAGAAGTAGGTTCTATGTTTTTTACTAGAACTCTAAAAGATTGGGCGCGATTTAATATCCACAAACGTACAAGCCATGATGCCGCGATTAGTTCAGGATTAGCATTAATGGCTAACCAAAAGCACAAGTTTATGCCTATTAAAAAAGAATCAAAAATAAGCATTAACTTTGCAAGATATCATAATAATGGAAATATAAGCGAAATAATTAAATAGATGAAGAAAAATGCAAGCGTAAATATTAATCCTCTTACCTTTCCAGGACAGCTTGCCACAGATGCAGAAAAAGCTACCGATGAGTATGGGTTACAAATTGGTCAAGCTATTCAGTATGAGTGGTTTAAAAGAGATGGTAGCAGTTGTCGGTACTATAACCAATGGGTAGAATTTCATAGATTAAGACTATATGCTCGTGGAGAGCAGCCGATTGGTAAGTATAAAAACGAGCTCGCTGTAGACGGTGATTTGTCGTATTTGAATTTAGACTGGACACCAGTACCTATCATTCCTAAGTTTGTGGATATTGTAGTAAATGGAATGAACGATAGAATGTTTACCCCTAAAGCCTACGCACAAGATGCGATGTCGGCTGAGAAAAGGCATTCACATCAAGAGATGATAGAAGCTGATATGGTGGCTAGAGAGTTCCTAGAGCAAACGGAAGCTCAGTTTGGAATTGATGCTTTTAATTCAGATGCTGAAACACTACCAAATAGCGACCAAGAACTGGCGTTATATATGCAGTTAAACTATAAACCAGGAATAGAGATTGCTGAAGAAGAAGCTATTAACACTATATTGGAAGAGAATCATTACAATCAGTTAAGAAAACGGGTAGATTATGACCTTACTACTATAGGAATAGGATCTTGCAAACATTCATTTTTAGCTAATGAAGGTGTAAGAGTAGAATATGTAGACCCTGCAACTATAGTATATAGTTATACAGAGTCTCCTTATTTTGAAGATTGTTTCTATTGGGGTGAAGTAAAACAAATAGCCCTGACGGAACTATTAAAAATTAACCCCGACCTTACTCGTGACGACTTAGAAGAGATACAACAATTAGGTACAGCGTGGTATAATTATTATGGAATAACTAATCAATACGCCAATGATCTTTTTGACAAAGATGTTGTAACAGTTTTATATTTCAATTATAAGACTACTAAGAAATTTATTCATAAAAAGAAATTTATGGAGAATGGTGGCGAGAAGGTCATCAGAAAGGACGAGGCATTTAATCCCCCAGTAGAAGAAAAGGAAAGATTTGAAAAAGTAGAGAAGACTATTGATGTGTGGTATGAAGGAGTAATGGTGATGGGTAGCCAATATCTTTTGAAGTGGGAGTTAGCTAAAAATATGGTACGACCTAAGTCAGCTTCACAGGCGGCTCTACCTAACTATGTTACTGTGGCACCTAGAATGTATAAAGGTGTAATAGAATCTTTAGTGAGAAGGATGACTACGTTTGCAGATTTGATACAGATAACACACTTAAAATTACAACAAGTAATATCACGAGTTGTTCCTGATGGAGTTTATATTGATGCTGATGGTCTTAACGAAGTAGACCTAGGTACAGGAAACGCTTACAACCCAGAAGATGCGTTGAGACTCTACTTCCAAACAGGTAGCGTGATAGGTCGTAGCTTCACCCAGGATGGAGAATACAATCATGGAAAGGTTCCTATACAAGAGCTTAATTCTAATAGTGGAATGTCTAAAATATCATCACTTGTAAGCACATATAACCATTATATGTCTATGATAAGAGATGTAACAGGATTAAATTCTGCTCGTGATGGCTCTACTCCTGATCCTAATGCATTAGTTGGGGTACAGAAACTAGCAGCTCTGAACTCAAATACCGCTACAAGGCACATATTAGATGCTAGTTTATTTATGACTAAGCGTTTATCAGAGGCATTATCTTGTCGTGTGGCAGATATATTAGAATATGCTGACTTTAAAGAGCAGTTTGCTAACCAAATTGGGAAATATAATGTGTCTATATTAGAAGACATTAAAGATTTGTATCTCCATGACTTTGGAATATTTATAGAGGTGTCTCCTGACGAAGAGCAAAAGGCTATGGTAGAACAAAACATACAAATGGCTTTACAGCAGAACCAGATAAACTTAGAAGACGCTATTGATATCAGAGAGATTAAAAATCTAAAACTTGCCAATGAGTTATTAAAGGTAAAGAGAACAGCTAAAGAGCAAAAAGACCAAGAAAGAAAACAACAGGAGATGCAGATGCAGAGCCAGATGAATATGCAGTCCGCTCAAGCCGCTGCTCAGTCTAAGCTACAGGGTATACAGGCAGAAGCTCAGGCAAAGATACAGGTAGAGCAGGCTACAGTGGCGTTCTCTATTGAGAAGCTACAACAGGAAGCAAACCTCAAGTATGAGCTTATGCAGCGTGAGTTTGAGATGAATATGCAAATTAAAGGTGTAGAGCAGGAAGGTCTTAAGATGCGTGAAGAATCAAGAGAGAAATCAAAAGACCAGAGGATAGGGATACAAAATAGCCAGCAATCTAAGTTGATACAGCAGCGAAAAGATAATTTACCACCCATAAATTTCGAATCGAATGAAGATAGTTTGGATGGATTTGACTTAGCTCAGTTTAATCCTAGATAGTATGTTAAAAATATTTACTACTTTTGTAGTAAATCAAATTTAATTAAATGGAAAAATTTACAGTAAGGGATGTTAGTGCTGATGAAGAAAAATCAAAAGCCGAAATAGAATCCCAATTATTAGAGAAACACGCTGAAGCTCAAGGAGATACAGAAGAAACAGTAATAGAGACAGAAAAGCCTACTGAAGAAACTGAAACTCCAGTCGCGGAAGATTCAGCAAAAGAAATTGGCGACGAAGACGTTCTTTCATTTCTTAAGAATAGATATAACAAGGATATATCCTCTGTTGATGATCTTTTAACACAGAGAGAATCAAACGAGGAACTTCCTGAAGACGTTTCAGCTTTTTTGAAATACAAAAAGGAAACGGGGAGAGGCATAGAAGATTTTTATAAAGTAAATCAAAATCTTGATGATGCATCTCCAGACCAAATCTTGGCAGAGTACTGGGGACAAACTCAATCTCATATGGACGCAGATGATATCTCTTTTGAGATGGATACTAAATATGGATATGATGAGGATTTAGATGAGGAGAAGGATATTAAGAAAAAACAGATTGCCAAGAAAGCAGAGCTTGTGAAAGCTAAGGAGTTTTTTCAGAAGCAAAAAGAGCAATACCAGACCCCGCTTGAGTCAAGGGGGAATGATGCTCCAGGAGCTGAAGATAAAGACTACGAAGCATACAGGAAATACGTTCAGGACTCGAAGAGTGTTGAGGAGGAAAATAAGAAGCGTAGAGACTTCTTTTCTAATAAAACAAATGAGTTGTTTACCGATAAGTTTGAAGGTTTCAAATTTAAAATCGAAGACAAAGAATTAGTTTTTAAACCTGGTAAAACAGACCAGATGAAAGAAGAGCAGTCAGATGTTAACAACTTCATCAACAAACACGTTGATGATAGTGGGTTGTTAAAGGATGCGGAATCTTACCACCGAGCACTATCCGTTGCGATGAATCCAGATGGATTTG